ACAAGTTGGTGAATTATTGAAGTCTATGGAGGATAAAGACAAGGAAAAGGCATTAGATATTATTGAAGATTTACAAAAGAAGTTAGGTATTGATTTAAGAAATTTTAGCAGCACATTATCAAATAGTATTGATAAATTAAGTTCTATTATGGAAAAAAGAAAAGCTGAAAGAGAAAAAAGAGAACAAGAATTAGAAACTGAACAAGAAATATTAAAAGAAAAAGGTGTTTATACAAAAATAGTTGACAATCAAATTACTAAAGAGAGAGAATTAAAGATATTAACTAATAACGAAACTAAAAAAGAATTTAAAAGAATAAGAGAAGAAGAAATAAGAATAATAGAAGATAAAAAAAGATTAGATAAAGAACAAAAGCAATTACAAAAAGGTGAAACAATACAATCAAAAGATAATAAAAGATTAATAGATTTACGTAATGAAATAATAAAAAGAGAAGAAAAATTAAATAAAGATAAAACAAGTTTAAGTTTTAATGAAAGAAAGCCTACTGGTATTAGAGGCGGACTACAAGCGACTGGTGAATTTTTAAAAGGCGAAAGAGGGCCAGAATTATTAAGAGGCCCTATGATGACTTTTACTCAAACACTTATGGCACCAATTGAAGCATTTAAACAATTAAGTTCTACTATAAAAGGTGTAGGGCAAGTATTTGGTGGACTATTAAAAGGTGCTAGATTACTTACTATGGGATTTTTTGGATTATTGATACCTATGTTACCTTACATAGCCGCAGCGGCCGGTTTAGCTGCTGTTATATATGGTTTATATAAGGCCTTTAAATTTGTTGCTAAAATATTTGGTTTTGGCGGTGATGAGAAGAAAGATTTAAAAGGCACTGAAGAAGGACAACCTGCTACTGATATGGCAACAGGTGAATATGATGCTACAAAAAGTAATTTAGTTGCACAACAAGTAGAAGGAACAACAGGTCAAGCTGCTGAAATATCGACTGAAATGCCATCAGAAGAAAGAATAAGACCTAGTACTGATAGACCTACTGGTGATATGTTTACTATGAAAAGAAGAGCGCCTACAGCAATTTCACCATTAGAAGAATTTACAGATTTAAGTAAAGATTATGCTATGGCAAAAGAAACTACAACTAAACCACCAATTACATTTAATAATGTACAACCAATGAATAATATTACAAGTAGTTCTAATGAAACGATTATGCCTATTACACCTATGAATGATGATCCTACTTTTATGAATTTAAATACAAGATCAATTTAAATGTGGTGGCCATTTCTGGCCACCATCAAAGTATTAGTAGAGAGAGATTCTACTCGTCATCTGCCAATTTACTAAAGTAAGACAACGTATCGTCATCATCACTAGCAGCTGGAGTAGTTTTACCATTACTTTTTACTGTACCATTTGATTTAGCTGGAGGGAGTTCAGCGTTCTCAACTGTGCCAGTACTTCTAGTTCCCGTAATTACCCTATTCAGTTTCTCTTTGAGTTCATCATAGGTCTTAAAATTACTAGGGGCCAAGAAAGGCGTTAGAGCGTATTGTTTTGCCCAAATAGCTTTGATCTTATCATCACTATCGGCAATTTGAGTAACAGGCTCAAATTCAGATTTATCATAGTTCCAATAACCATCTACCTTTCTAATTTTTAGTTTAAAGTTTGCACCTTTCCAAAAATCAAATGGGTTAATAGCTTTCTCATCTTCAAATGCTGGTTGCATTGCTTCTGTAATCTTATCAAATATTTTTTTACCATATTTGAATATGAATACTTTGCCTTCATTTTCTGGATGAGCAGGATCACTTACAACTAATATATTAGAGAAGTAAGATAATTTTCTTTTTCTTTTTCTTGCTATCTCTTTATCAGATTCAACACCTGAATTCCATAATCGTGTATTATCTTCACTAACAGGATCTTTTTGATTTAAAGTTGTTAATGAGTTCTCAATATACCAACCACCTTTATCTTGGAAGGCGTGTGACCAAACTCGTACCCACGGCATTTCCTCTTTTTCGGTTGCTGGCAAAAAACGAAGCACGGCATAACCACTACCAGTTTTATCTAGTTCAGGTTTCCATATTCTGTCGTCAGCGTATTTGTCTTTTGATTGTTTATTAATATCCTCAGGATTGAGGTTAGCTTCTAATGCTTTGGTAAGTTTATCAAAGTTAGAATGACTAGTTTTTAATGTATTAAAGTCCATTGTATTTTCTCCATTGTATTTGTATTTTTGTATTTGTATATGTACTGTATAATCGTACTATTATATTTATACATCCTTCTACTATAACACTATTTTAGATGTTTGTCAAGTAGATTTTCGTATGTTATATAATGTATGTTTTTTATTTCATTCCACTCATATATTTTGGTATTAACTCTATCTTCACCTTTCATATTGGTGTTTACTTTATAGAAGTTTATATGTGGATTTTGTGTAAATAATTGTTTCCATTGTGTTACCCAATTAACACTAGGTGTTGGACCGTGTTCTGGTACAACATAATACTTTGTACCTTTATATAAATTGTTTACCTTACCTGTGGTACTGTTTAAATCGTGTCCTAATAGATATACTTCGGTAGGACTATCTTTCTTAACAGCAATATAACCTGATGTGGGACCTGCTGCCCATCCAAGGTCTCTATTGTTAGGCATAATATCCATTAAATTATTTGTCTTATCATCATCACGTACCCAACTAACACACAATACGTTTTGGCTAATTCTTCTTTGAAATTTATCTTTATTTTGTTTTAGTATTGTAACTAGGCCAGATAGATTAGCACCGTGCATTACAAATTGTTTTTCGTCTGTTCTTTTATTTTCGTTTTTGATATGCCATTTATTTAATTCTTCAATATCAATTTTAGATAGGCCAGCATATACCATACTGTCATACATATGATCTGGTACTGTAGTCCAATCTCTAAACCAAGTTTCGTTCTTGTAACAATAACCACTTTGATATATCTCGTGCATTATACCGTGGTCAACGGATACTAATACATCTGGCGTATATTGTCTATAGATAGCATTGCAACCATATATTTTACCGTGAGGTTTCAATAGGTCTAAATTAAAGTCTTTACGGCTTTCACCGTTACCAATTAAAAAAACTTTGTTCATTTGTGTTGTACCCAATTATATATTGCTATAACAGACAATATTAAAAAAAATACTTGTGTTGTTGTTCTTGCTCTGTCTTTATCTTTTAATGAAATTCTTATTGTGAGTATAATAGCAACTAAAGTAATAATCCAACTGAACCATTGTAAGTTTATTATGGCAGACGCTTGTATAATACCACTTGTCATAAAAAATACAGCAGCTATCCATCTTTCAATCTGTAACTTCATTAACTTCATTTTACAAAAATCTCTTTTAATATTAGTTTACTTGCTGTTTGATTGTATTTAACGAATGGTTCATACTTTCTTAACCTTTTGGAGTGGACTGGCCAAACAACTTGTTCAGTAATTTGTTTATCCCAAGATTTACAATAAGATAAAATTTGGTTAAACACAACAGCACTTTCGTAGGATATTTTTTTTGATAGAACCAATTGAAAAAATCTAGGATGTTGTCCACCAAAAACGCTAAAACCATCATCAAAAGAAAGATGCTTAACATTGAAATCATTAAAAACGTGGACACAATCACTTCTGAAATAGTATTCAAAAGATTCATTACGCTTCTTCCAATCTGTGAAAACATCTTGTCCATCATTTCTTACTAAACTTCCTACCCACTTGTTACTATCAGATAAAAAATTACTAACAAAAAAACCCAATATATCATTCTGATTATATCTGGTACTGAGTTTGTGAAAAAAATATCTATCATTTCTTTTAGTAAAGGTATCTAATTTACAATTAACCTTTCCTTCATATTTATGGTAGTCATAACTATCTGTTGTGAAGTGTAGTTTAACTGCCAGATATATTTTAAATACTTCAAATCCTCCATACATATTACACTGGCAACTGGCCTGTCTTTGGAATGTAGTTTAGATTTTGTGCCTCTATTGTAATTTTATCTTTTAGTGCTTTTGTAAGCATAGGCGCTACTGTTGAAGGATCAATATCGTTTTCATCACAATATTTTAATATAGCATCCATATAAGATATACCTTTTTTCTCTTGTACTATCTTTTCTATTTGTAACGAAAATTCTTTTGAGTTCATAATATAATTATATCACAATTTAGATGTATTGTCAATGGCCACCGAAGTGGCCACTGTCGGTATTATAGAAAGCTACTTAATGCAGTAAGTGTGGCTAAAACAAAAATTACAATTAATCCCATACCTACAAATATTTCATATATAGGCTGATATTCTTTATAATTATTTTTTATACCTTTTTTAAGTTTACTTACCCATTTGCTTTCGCATAAGTTATACGGTATCATTACTTTCCTTTCAAATTTGGAAAGAAGGCCTTTACTGTATTTTGATATGCTTCAGCATAAGGTTTTGCTAACTCTTGTGCTTTTTCTACGTTATCTTGTACGCTCTTTGTGTAGTCATTATTTGTTA